GTTCAATTTGAAGTTCAACAATATTCAGAAACAAGAAGAAGTTCAAAACCAAATGATGTTCACGAAAATTATGAAGTAGCTCACTTCAGAAATCTTGCTGATACTAATTATCTACCTTATGGTAAGTCAATGTTGGAGGGTGCTAGAAGAGTATTTAAACAATTGACTCTTATGGAAGACGCTATGTTGATTCATAGAATGATGAGAGCACCAGAGAAAAGAATATTCAAAGTAGACATTGGGAACATACCACCAAATGAGGTTGATAACTTTATGCAACAAATCATTGGTAAGATGAAAAAAACACCTGTGATGAATGCAAATGGTGAGTATAATTTAAAATACAATATGGAATCCATTACAGAGGATTATTACTTACCTGTTCGTGGTGGGGATAGTGGAACATCAATTGACACTTTACCTGCATTAAGTAATGAGGGTGCCATTGATGATGTTGAATATTTAAGAAACAAAATGATGGCAGCGTTAAAAATACCAAAAGCATTTTTGGGGTATGATGAGAATGTAGGTTCAAAAGCTACATTGGCTGCTGAAGATGTTAGATTTGCAAGAACGATTGAAAGACTACAAAAAATCATATGTGCAGAACTTGAAAAAATAGCTATCGTTCATTTGTACACACAAGGATTTGATGACGCAGAATTGATTAATTTTGAATTAGAATTAACCAATCCATCAATGATACATCAACAAGAAAAATTAGAATTATTAACACAGAAAAAAGAAATTGCTAATGACTTGATTGAGAATAAGTTATTTTCAAGACAATGGATATATGATAATATCTTTGAATTAAATGACCAAGAGAAAGTGGATGTATTCAATGGTGTAATTGAAGATAGAAAACAAGCATTTAGAATGGAACAAATTGAAACTGAGGGAACAGACCCAGCCGAAGAAGATACAGAACCAACTGATGATATGGAAGAACAAAGTGGTGATTGGGGTGGTGATAGACGAAGTGGAACTGGTAAGAAAGAATTTGGGAATGAATACTCAGCCAAAGATATAAAAGATGCAACAAAATACGAAAGAGAACGATATGGAAAACGAGAGTTTAAAGGTGGTTCTCCATTGGCTACATCAAAGGGTGGAACGATTGTTGCAAGAGAGGGTTTGTTAAATCAATTAAAAGATAAGTTTGGAAAAAATTTAGACAAATCTATGTTAAATGAAGAAATAATTTTAGATGAAGAAGAATAATTTAAGTTATTTAATAAAAAAATTATATTTATATATGAATAATTACATATATAGTATCCAAAAAAAGTGGAGACTCAAGCATGCGTAAAGTGAAACACAATAAAATCCGCAATACTGGATTATTGTTTGAATTTTTACTCAGACAAATTACATCTGATGTATTGAATAAAAACAATAATAGTACGGCGGTACAGATTGTTAAACAAAAGTTTAATGAAAACACGGAGCTAGGTAAAGAACTTGCTTTGTATAACATTTTAATTAATAAGAAATTTAAATCAGATTCAAAGGCTGATTACTTTATAAATGAAGTAATGAGAGCTAGAGATGATTTAAATAATTCTACACTTAGAAGAGAAAGATATAATTTGATAAAAGAGATTCAATCTAATTATGATTTACAAAAATTTATGTCTTCAAAAGTTCCAAATTATAAAACTTATGCATCCATATTTACATTATTTGAATTTAACAAATCTTTATCACCTGACCAAAAAACAGAATCGTTTTTTAATATTATGGAACATGTAACAACTAATGATAAAAGTATAAAATTATCAGAATCAGTTACATCCTTACCAGATGATGAAGATTTAAGAATTTTAACTTACAGAACTCTTTTAGAGAAATTCAATCAAAAATATACAAAATTAAGTGGAGCACAAAAGAATTTACTTCGTGAGTATATTAATAATATTTCCAATACAAATTCACTAAAAGATACTTTAAAAGAAATTGTAAAAGGTTTAAAAAAGGATTTAAAACAACATTCTAAAAATCTCAAAGATAAAGTTGTAAAAATTAAAATGACAGAAGCTATAAAATCTATTGATAAATTTTGTGGAGTAGATGATAAATCAGAAGTTGTTAAAGATGAGTATGTGATTCAAACAATGAGATATTTAGAACTTGTAAAGGAAGTGAAGAAAAGTGGAAATAAAAACAAGAAAGTTATTTAAAGAGTTAGTGAAAAAACTAACCCTTGAACTTTTAGACGAAGAAAGTTTAGAAGAAATATCAACCACTGCTGGTGTTGATGGGTATTCAACTCCTTTTGCTTTTAGTTCAAAGGAAGATGAAAAGAAAAAATTAAAAAGAATTAAAAAGAGCACCGGTTATTCAGTCGTTAAAGAAGCTCTTGATGAAAAAGATTTAAAACAAATAAATAAATTAATTAGAGATGTCGTTGGCGATATATTAAGAGATATATGGTTAAAACGAAATACTTGGAAATAGGAGATAATAAATGCCATTATATGAAGCAGACGGAACAAAACAAAAACCAATAGCTAGAACTGGTACGGCTTTTTATAGTCATGCTAATTGTCCACCAGCTCAAACAATTGTAAAAAGACCAAGTTATGTTATTGTAAATAACGCTGGTAATTTTTCTTTTGCATACGAATCAGGAAGTTATCCAAGTACTTACATTACAGGCTCTGTTTTAGATGCAGATGCTGGACCAATAAGACTTGATATTTCACCTGTCGCTTGGGGTGGTACTGGAGTTAAAACTGGTGACATAACATTTGTATATGTGAGGGTATCATAATGAAAGAGATAATTGTAGATTACATTCCATTTGAAGTATCACCACAACAAATCAATGAATCAATGAAAAACAATGATGGAAGATTAGTTGTTAAGGGTGTATTGCAAAGAGCAGAAGCAAAGAATCAAAATGGAAGAGTTTATCCAAAAGAAACTCTGATGAGAGAAGCTAAGAAATATCAAGAAGTTCAAATTAGAGAACGAAGAGCATTAGGTGAACTCGACCATCCAGATTCATCAGTTGTTAATTTAAACAATGTATCACATAATGTATTAGAAATGCATTGGAAAGATAATGATTTAATGGGTACAGTTGAAGTATTAGGAACACCCGCTGGAAACATCTTAAAAGAATTATTTAAATCAGGTATTAAACTTGGTATATCATCAAGAGGATTAGGTTCAGTAAAAGAAATACACGAAGATGATTCAGTAGAGGTTCAACCAGACTTTGAACTTATTGCATTTGACTTTGTATCCAATCCATCTACACACGGAGCTTTCTTATCACCAACAAATGAAGGTAAATTGAATGAAGGTGTTGGGACAAGAGATGGTGTGTGTTGTCACGATTGTAAAATTGAAAACATAATCAACGATATATTCAGAGGAGAATAAAATGGATTATAAAACTCTAATGGGATATGGTAAAAAGAAAAAAGTTGTTAAAGAAAAACCTGAACCTAAAAATAATAAAATATTAGAAGGAATTAAAAAAGATTTAAATGAGTGGAACGATAAAACATTTAAAACCATACCAAAAAGGTGGAGTGGTGCATTTGAAGCTAAAGATGGATTAACAGAATTTGAAAGAGATGGTGGAAAAGATTTTATAAAGGAAGGTCCTGCTTACGAATATAAAAAATATTCTAAAAAAATAGATAAATCATTAAAAGATTTACAAAAGTCTTACTTAGACTTTTATGAAAGTTTAAGAAAAAAAGGATTGGATGATGAGGCCTCTGACTTTTTGGATAATTATAAAAAGAATGTAGTTGGATTCACTAAACAATATAAAAAAGATTTCGGAAAGTTACTATAATGCCAGCCCAATCAAAATCACAGCAAAGGTTTTTTGGTGTTGTGAAGGCGATGCAAAAAGGTGACATTCCTAAAAAAGGAAGAGCTGGTAAGATTGCTAAACAAATGAGTAAAAAAGATGTTGATGATTTTGCTTCAACGAAACACAAAGGGAAACCAGAAAAAGTGAAACGAGAACAAAGAGTTAGAGAACTGATTAAAAAAATGGTTCGTGAAGAATTAAATGAAAAAATTGGAAAAGGTTTGTCTTTTGATGACTTAAGAGTTGGGAAAGTCGTTCATTATGATATTGGTGTTCATTATAAAGTAAAAAAATTATCAAGTGGTAAAGCCACATTAGAGTTGTTTCATACATTAAGAAATGTTAACAAAGCTATGTATTCTAAAAAGTTTGACATTAGTAAAAAAGATTTTAACAATGCAGTTGTGAATGGAGAAATTAGAGTTGTTACAAGAGGTTCATCTAAACTTGATGAAGGAAAACTTACAGAATCACAACAAGTAGCAAAAACCATTCTACAACAATTAGGTGGTAACAAGTTTATCGCTATGACTGGTGCTAAAAATTTCGGTTCAAGTAAAAATAGTTTACAATTTAAGATAGGTAAAAACTCAAAATCAATATCACATATCATAATAACTTTGAAATCTTCTGATTTATATGATGTGGAATTTATTAGAATGAGAGGTACAAGTAGAAAAGTAGTTAAAAAACTTAAAGGTGTATATGCAGACCAATTACAAAAAATGTTCCAAAAATACACTGGAATGAGGACATCACTATGATTAATATGAAAGATTTAATAAAACAACAAAACAATATGATTCGTAAAGAAACTGGTATGGTTAAAAAAGAAAGTATTAATGAAAGACTTAAAAGATTTAAAGTTTATGTATCCGGTGAATCCGAACCCCTTGTTCTTATGGGAAAAAATGAAAAAGATGTCAAAGAAACTGCCCATCAAATGATACAAAATAGTAGCATTAAAATTAAAAAGGTAGTAAAAGAGAGTAAACTTAATGAAGTGGATTTTAGTAAAATCAAATTACCATCACAAGTAAATAGATTTTTAAACAAATTTGTTGATTCTATGAAAGATGCTAATTTAAATAGAATGAAAAGAGCATCTATACTATATAAAGTTATCAATGCTTCAGGCATGAGTATACAACAACTTATGGCTGATATACAAAAAATTAAAAAGGAATTAAAATGATTAAATTAAAAGACATATTAAACGAAGCTTCAACAAGTGAATCATTTTCTCAAATGAAAAATTTAATGAAAAATGGAATACCAATGATATTTCCAAGAGAAGAAGGTAAACTTCAAAAAAAATATTACGATAAAGTAATGAACAATGGTGATGTTGGTGTGTTTCTTCAAGCTATACAAGTTGGTGACCCTAAAGCTATGAAATTATGGCCAAAGGTTAGTAAGGTAATCAAAAAGAATATAGATGATTTCTATAAAGAAGATATTATGATTAAACAAAAATTGAACACCGAAAGAAATAAAATGTGGATGATGTTAGGTAAGTATGGGAAGAAACTAAAGATATGATAAAATTAAAATCATTATTAGAAACAACAACTTCAGCTGGGTTTGAAGCAATAAAACAAATTACTGGTGGTAAAACAAGTCAATTTGGAAATATAACTAAAGCTGATTGGGTAAACCATCATAAAAAAGGTATCATATTTGGTGGTGGTGGAAAATGGAAAAATGATATATTTACAGTAGAGATTTTTGGTACTGGAAAAGGTAAATATAAAGTAGAGTTTTTTAAAAGTATGGCAGATCAATTTGGTTTATCAGGAACAGGAAAAAAGAAAAAACCATTCAAAAGAGTAACTAATGTTGAGGGAAAAATGTTGTATTCAACATTAAAAAAATATTTGGGGATATGATGAAACTTCAAGACTTACTAAAAGATATTGAATTAGGTAAGGTTTATACTGATAAAGACAGAAAACCTTTTAAAGT